TATAAAATAATGGTGGCAGGGGTAGGAGTTGAACCTACTGAAACAGGGTTATGAGCCCCGTCTGAATACCGATTCTCCCTGCTATTATTACGATGGCGGCCCCAATGGGATTTGAACCCATGTTACAGGATTGACAATCCTGCGTCCTAGGCCGAAACTAGACGATGGGGCCTCTTGGGTTGACAGACGAGAATCGAACTCGCAACCGTCAGAACCACAATCTGATGCTCTACCGATTGAGCTACTGTCAACATGGCTCCCCGAGCCGGACTCGAACCAGCGACCCAATGATTAACAGTCATTTGCTCTACCAACTGAGCTATCGGGGAATTGGAGCGAAAATAGGGAATCGAACCCCAATCATCAGATTGGAAATCTGAGGTAATACCATTATACGATTTTCGCTTAACCAAAAAACTGTTTTAGATTTGATTCTGCCCGATACTTTCCAATATTTTTCTTATTATATACTAATTCTTTCGTTAAGTCAAAGGGCATTATTTGTGTCTTAATATATTCCGTTTCGCCAGGCAGTTTGATTTTCCATTCTAAATCTGAATGTTTCGGATGATTCAAGTTCCACGTAGTGGTTGATTTCTTCAAATATTTTCTATCCTTTTTACTCATAGGATAAATGTATCTAAACTGTTTCCCCTTCACTCTACTCAACTTCAATTCCTTCAGTTGATCAAAATTTGGTCTGTGACCATACTTCAATCCTTCTTCATTTGGTAGTATTCCTTGTATAGTTCTTGGATGAACCTTCTCACCAGTTTCAGTAACATAAATGTCTGTTATGGAATATCCACCATACAGGAAGTTTGCAGCTTGATATACATATCCAGGCTTACCTACGATACCATCTGCCCATGTGAAAAGATATTTGATGTCTGTATTTTCTTTTAACCACTTGACTGCCATCGATAACATTTGAGATTCACTATTTCTGGGCATTGCATCATCCATACACATCTTACCAATTTCATAATAATCTTTCGTATCGAGTTCTGGAAATAGTTTTTTAATTGTATGTTTTGGCCTTGTTCCCCAGCCAAAAGTAATAACTCCCACCATTTCATCTTCAACAAAATATCCAAGAAAATATTTTGTCAGACTTGGCATAACAGCTGAATAATGTCTTTCTGACACAAACTCTGAAGCTGTAACCTTGTGTATTTGTTTCAACATTAACCAAAGAAATCTAATAGATTGGTTTGTGTTCCGTATGAGTCATCGATGTACCAATCGATTGAGTTTGTAATAAACAACAATGGATCAATAAACGACTTCACAAATTGTTTTTCATAATCTACATACTTTTGCACTTCCAATTCTGTAGGGCACTCTGTGAGAAAAGTAAATACGTTTGTCTGAAATGGATTTGGATTCTTTAAGTAAACAAACTTAACTTTCTCTCCCTCCATAATCTCAGGATATTTCTTATGTAATTTCTTATCCTTCAACTGAAAATTGTAAAGTAGAGCTCCCTTAACGTGCATTGGACAACCCTTCTTGAAAATACCATTCGTTGTTGCCCACTTACCTAATCCATTACAAGAACGTGGAAATGCAATCATGTTAGGTTTAAATCCTAACCACTCCTTACGAAAATCCTGTATGAATGTATTGAGTTCTTTCTCTGTTCCATTAATAATTAATTTCAATGCATCTTTAATTTTGTCTCTGCAAACTTGTGGTGTTGATGACTTAACAGCTTCAATACCCATCATCTTGAGTTTGGGTTCTGCATACTGAACACCTTCTGAGTTATGAACATTCAGAATGTATCGTTTCTTTGCAGTCCAGATACCCTTATCAGCTATGACTTCACGACTCATAACCATCTTTTGTTCATACGCATTTGTATAGTCTGCAAGTTCTTGATACTTCTGACTAATAAATGGTTCTATAGTATCACTACAAATTTTATCAAGAAACTTAACAGGGTCTTTAGGCTTTAATTTATCAATTAATGTTTCAAATGTAAGATAAACAGAATCAGTATCAGATGCAAGTACATAATCCACATCTTCAGTTTTTAATAATTCATTCATATATTTATTAAGTGCAATTTCAATCCATCTAATGGAGAGTTGACCACCGAATGTAACCGCTTCTGCAACTCTAATATCATAGAATCTAAAATACTGATTACCCATTGCACCATATGCAGAGTTAAGTGCAATCTTGAGTGCCATTTGTTTATTCTTGTATCGTGAAATAAGATTTAAAAGTTTTGGGTCTTTTGTATTCTCAAAGTCTTGTTGTGTATCCAACATCAATTTCTTAGTTACTTTACGATCATCATACATCTTTTTTAAAAGTTCTGGTACAAACCCACAAAAAGACCTATCAAACATAGCTCCGTTTGGAGTTATGGTTTCATTCTTTAAAAAGGATGTATTAAAATCCTGTGATAACATATTATCAACACCAGGCACAGTTTTATGCATCCCTTTGATAGTCTCAGGGGAAATATTATATTGCATAATCAAATGTGGATATAGTGAGTTCAAATCAAAACTGACTATCCATTTATGAAGTCCAACTTGTGGGTCTTTAACATATGCACCTGTATACATTTCTCCCTTATCTTTTCTGACAATCAAAGGAATCTGAATATTTTTATCTCTTAAATAATTGTACATAATAACATCCCACATTCTCACTTGAGAAAATACATCACCATAGTTACATTTTGCATTATATGCCATAGTCATGATTAAATCAATCAATTTCATCTTATCTTCAAGACGATCTACTATCTCCACATCTTGAATATTATAATCAATGAATGATTGAAAATCATTTGTGTACCACTCACGAAATGTATCGTATGGGTTTGGGTCTTTACGTTCTCCTAATTCAACAAATGCAATATGATCTAATCGATAGCTTTCTTGTGCAGAATATGTGAATTTTCGATACAAATCAAGATAATCTAGCTGTTCCAGACCTTTAATATTATAACAAATATGTTCCTTACCTTGAATGTACACACTATCTTTAAAAACACTTTTCCAAATAGATAAGCGTTTAACTTCATTTTCTCCTAAAAGATATTTAATACGATGAATCACATAAGGTATATCATAAAATTTAGAGTTCCATCCTGTAATAACATCTGGCTTATGAGTTTCCCAAAATTTAAGGAATTTCTCTAATAATTCTATTTCGGAAACACATTTAACATAATGGACATCTTCTCGACTATTGGTATAGTCTCCTACACCAAATACCACTATTTGTTTTGATTGATGATTCTTAACTGTGATGGAAAGTAGTTCCTCTGCTGAATCTTCTACTTTGGGAAAACCATTTTCAGAAGCAACCTCAATATCAATAGTCACAACTAGAATATCCTCCATCTTCCAATTAATATCACTTCTCCAAGTATCAGAAATATACTGGAAATTATAGCGAGTCATACCATAAACCAATCCAGGCTGATATTCATACTGTTGAACAAAAGACCTTGCTTGTTTAATGGATTGTTGTTTGACAGGAGTTAAATATTTTCCGTCAAGAGATTTGTATGTAGTTTGTTTTTGAACTGGAACGTAAAGGGTAGGTTGAAATTTATGCCGGGCGATTACTCGTTCTCCGTTTTTAACACCACGAACAAGAATATTATCACCAAAATTTATTACATTTGTGTAATAATCCATAATATATCTATTATACTACAGTAAAACGAAAATGTCAAGTTTTATTTATCCGTTCAACTGTACGTTAGGAAGTATAATTCCAGAGCCAAATTTAGAATTCCATGCATCTCTGGCTGCATCTACAGGATCGGTTATACAAATAACCCAATCCATATTAACGGTCACATTGTCGTGTTTTGAGAAGGGGGGCCAAGGTGCGAATCCTATACCTTGATCTGTGGGCATTAACTGGCAAGGACTAGATATAATAACATCATTACTTATAACTGTTACATCACCTATAATTTCCTCGCCAGATTTTAACTTAACCAAGCGAATATCACTCATCTTTCTTCTTACCTATATTATATTTTTGTTCAAGTATCCAATCGCTTTTTTCTGTAAACGATAATACCTTAATTTGACTCAAAGGAGCTTTAGGTTCTGGTTCTCCAACTAAACCTACAAGGCCCCAATCACCTAATAATCCAGCGATAGTATTTCTTCGCTCTATATCATTTTCTGTAAGGCTTGATTTTTTTCCATCTAATACAAATAGTTCTTTAAAATGGACAATGTAATATTTGCCTTTCTTATGAAGTAAATGACATGACTGCCACAACTTCTTTTCTCTACGAGATGCAACACCAATTCGTGATAAAGTTTCCCTGACCTTCAGAAAATCATCTGGTTCACTTAGGGTCACTTCTAACATATCATTTGATGTCCAATTTAAATCTTCATTCATTTTCCACCTTTTTCTAATTTGGTTTCCATATAGGATATATCCTCATCCGTAAGAACATTCAGAACTTCTTTTGCTCTTTGATCACTATATCCAAAATATTTTTTAATAGTTTCTAAATTTTTAATTTTAGAAGTTTTGAGCCAAGGAGCAAATCTTTTCCTTGATCTGATACTATTTAGGAGAAATTGGAATTGAAGTTTGTTCTCTAACCCATTGTAAATATTCATTTCATTTACTAACAAAATAGTGTCTGAAAATGGATAGAGACAACGATTTGATATAAAGGGAGAATATTTTTTCTCCCACATTTCATCTTCTGTGTCCATCAATGGTTCTTTTGATTGATTGATGGCCTTCAGATATTCTTTCAATTCATACATTATATAGTGTGTAAGTAGTAGTTAATTCTTCATCTTTTTCTATATCTCTACTGGTAACTAAAGAATAATAAGTAATTACTGACTCTTCTGGAGATTCTTGTTTATAACAATTAGACTCTTCACTATGATTGATAAACCCACCTACTGGTGTACGAATATGTCCTCCATCAAAGCCTGGAGCATAGACATGAGAAACACCTAAATGTATTCCTTTTTTAATAAAGGTTTTTGCAAATAGCCCAACTCCATGAATTGAGGAATTTCTAATTTCTACTGAGTCTGGTAATGGTTTGTACATAATATTATTTAAACTAAGAAATTTTCTAGACTTACATCCTGGCGATACTTTCCAATTTTTCTTGGTGTTTTACCTATCGAGCCCATTGTGGCTAATCTTCTATCACAATATGTAACACAAGTATATCTAGTTCCCTCACCCCTTATTGGAGTCACACCATG